TTGTTTGAAAGGTGAGAGGCTAGCTGTTGAGAAAGTTGCAGCCGGTAAGGCTAGGCTTATCAGCATACCTCCCAAGTTCATTGTAGTACTTGTTAAAATGTACTACGGTGCCGTCATTAAGACTTTGTCTGATGGTACCCCTTTCAATACCATTTTGAAGGGTTATGATGAGAAGAACGCTGATTACTGGTCTGTGATTGGTAGATATCTCGCTACTTTTGGTGACAATGTTGGGGCTGGTGATTATCAAGCGTTTGATCACCATCAGTCTGGACAATCTGTAGAATGGTCAATGGATCTCTTTGATTCGTTCTACACTGACGCTACTTTGTGTGATAAGAACGTCCGGAAGGCTTTAACAAGTATTATTATACATCAGTATCACGTTTTTGGAAGTGTTCTTGAAGAATATCATGATGGCATGCCTTCTGGCTGGCCCTTGACTTCTGAAATCAATTGCGTAACCAACCTACGGTTGTTTTTGACCGCTTGGCTGGAATTGCATGATTGGCGTGAATCCTCATTGTTGTCTTATTTTGATAATGTCCACTGTCTTTTCCTTGGGGATGATAACATTTTTTCTGTGTCGAATTATTATAGGAAGATGTTTACTCCCCAACTCATTGCCAAGGTTGTAGCGCGTGAAGGACATGTTTACACTGATGTAAATAAGGGTCCTGCGCGCGACTTTCTTGAGCCTCTTTCGGAAGCTACGGTTCTTAAACGCTCCTTTCGTGAGTTTGCTCCAGGACGTTTTGTTGGACCACTTGATCTTGATGTGGTTCTCGAAATGCCCTTATGGAGTAGGGCCGGTGCTGATTACCGGTCTATTGCTGTCTCCAATCAGGATACAGCACTCCGTGAGCTTAGTCTCCATGGCCCTGAAGTGTTTTATTTTTGGATGCCCAAGATGAAACGTTTTCAAGGAAAGTACTGGAACCCTTTATCTGAGAGCTATGATGTGTTGTTTTCTGCAGCCACCGGCTCTCCGTGCTATGCCTATGAAGGCATGGCCTAAATTTAAGTAA